CGACGTTGGTCTGTTCCAAAACAAGCAGGAGATGATTGATCTCTATCAAAACCGCTTGAATATGCTTGAGGACCAGAAGGCGGCACAGGCTGAAATTGCAAAGCTGGAAGGCGATCAGGCAAAGGCCCAACAAGCCGCCATCACCTCTATGCAAAAGGTTGACGCTCTCACCAAGTCCTCGTGGACGAATGAGCAGAAACGCGCCGATGCACTCAAGGACTACAAGAAACAACTCGACGATATCCGCAAGGTAGCGCCGAATGATCCGCGCCTGGCCCAGGCTACGGTCGATAAAAACATCGCCAACATCAACGACAAGTTCAAGTACCCGAAAGCCGCTGGTACCCAGGTCGATCTGACCGAATTCAACAACGCCAAGAACAACCTGGCGGCGATCACCGACACCTACAAAAACTACCAGAAGGAGCTGGAAGCGGCGCAGAAAGCCGGCTTGCTGTCCGAGGAAGACTACCTTCTACGTCGTCAGGCCTTGATCGGTAACGAACTCGACCAAACGACGGCAGCCTACGAGGCAGAGATTGCAGCGCTTGAGGCCGCCAAGGGCAAGAAGTCCACGTCGGCTGCGCAAAGCATCCAGCTGGACCAGAAAATCGCTGACGCGCGCGCAGGGATAGTCAAGGCCCAAAAGGATGCCGACAGCCAGCTTGAAGTGCTCGCTACCAACGAAGCCGGGCGCCTGGCAAAGCAGGAGCGGGCGATCAGCACGTACGTGCAGGCCCTGGGGCAGCAACAGAGGGCCTTGGAGCTTGCAGGTCAGCGTGCCGTGCTCGGCGTGGGGCAGGGTGACCGCCAGAACGCCCTCAGCGGCGAACTGAACAGCCAGCAGGACCGGTTTGCTCAGCAGTCGCTGGAGCTTGCCAACCAGAAATCCGACCCGTCGCGGAACATGTCGGAGGAAGAGTTTAAGCGCAAATCGCAGGCGCTCGCAGACGCGAACAAGGCCGCGACGGACCAGATCCGGCAGAACTATGCGGATGTGGAGAATGCCCAGGGCGACTGGACGAAGGGCGCGACTGCGGCGTGGGACAACTACCTTGATTCGGCGCGTAACATTGCCGGCCAGACAAAAAGCCTGTTCGGTAACGCCTTCAGTTCCATGGAGGATTCCATCGTCAACTTTGCCATGACCGGTAAGGCGTCGTTCTCGGACTTCGCCAAATCGATCCTGGCCGACATGGAGCGTATCGCGACCCGCCAAGCCAGCTCCGCATTGCTGGGCAGTCTGGTGGGTGCGGCAGCAAGCTATCTCGGAGGTAGTGCTGCTGGCGGCGGCAATGGGCTGGCTGCCGGGTCTGCTGGCGCAACATCGTCAAACCTCGGCGCCTCTTCGGCCGGCTACTCCAACACCTACTTCCCGCAAGCCAAGGGCGGCGCGTGGTCGGGCGGTGTGCAGATGTTCGCCGACGGCGGTGCGTTCACGAACTCCATCGTCAGCAAGCCCACGGCTTTCGGGATGGCCAATGGAAAAACCGGCGTCATGGGTGAAGCTGGGGAAGAGGCGATCATGCCACTGACCCGGACGTCGAGCGGCAAGCTTGGGGTTATGGCCATGGGCGGCGGCGGGGCTGGCGGTACGCAGATCAATGTCGAGGTGCATATCGATGGCGACGGCAACGCTACCTCCTCGGCTGATGCCCCCGGCTATGACCTGTTTGGCAAGGAACTGGCCGCGTTCGTTGAGCAGAAGTACCAGCAGATGCGCAACAAGGACATGGGCCAGGGTGGCGTCATCAACAAAGCAATTAAGGGGCGCTGATGGCTATCGAACGATTCACCTGGGCGACGGAGAAGGGCGCGGAGGGCGATATCGCCCAGCGCGTCCGCTCAAAGCAGTTTGGCGATGGCTACGAGCAGTCGGTCGAGGATGGCCTCAACAACCGGTCGCAATCCTGGCCGGTGACCTTTACCGGCTTGAAGGGGCGCATCAAGGACATCATGGTGTTCCTCGACCGACACAAAGGGGCGAAGGGCTTCCTCTGGGAGCCGCCCCTGGGTGAGCTTGGACTCTACAAGTGCAACGGCTACAAGCCAGTGCACCGCGGCGGCCAGGTCTACGCCATCACCGCCACTTTCCAGCAAACCTTTCATCCCTGAGATAACCACCCATGGCACTGATCACGGACATCCAGAAACTGGAGCCCGGCGGCGAGATTCGCCTGTTCGAAATTGACGGTACCGAATACGGCGCCGATTACCTTCGCTTCCACGGTCACGCTATCCCGCACACGCCAGAGGAATTGCTTGCCTATGAGGGCTTGGAAGAAGATCTGCCCGCCAAGTCGATTATCTGGCAGGGCCAGGAGTACGCGGCGTGGCCGGTGCAGATTGAGGGTATTTCCTCGAGCAGTGACGGTACCGCGTCTCGGCCGACGTTCGCCGCCGGCAACGTTAACGGGCGTGTCACCGCGTTGTGCCTGGCTTTCGAGGACATGCTCAAGTTCAAGCTGACGGTCCGTGAGACGCTGGCGCAGTACCTGGACGCCGCCAATTTCCCCGAGGGCAACCCAACTGCCGACCCGACCCAGGAGGCGCTGGAGATCTGGTACATCGACCAGAAAACCAGTGAGGACGGCGAGGCCGTCGTCTGGGAGCTGTCCTCCCCGGGCGAGATCGATAACCACGGCCTGCCCGGGCGGCAGATGACCACGTTCTGCCACTGGGCCATGACCAATGGTTACCGGGGGCCGGACTGTGGCTACACCGGCGCGGCCATGTTCGATGACGAGGACAACCCAACAGACGATCCGTCGAAGGATCAGTGCAAGGGCTGCCTGTCGTCCTGCAAGCTGCGCTTCGGCGAGAACAACGAACTGTCCTTCGGTGGATTCCCTGCCGTTTCCCTGATTGCCCGGAGTTGACCATGCGCAAGCACATCATTGCGGCCATCCAGGCGCATGCGGCGGCCGAGTACCCGCGCGAATGCTGCGGCCTGTTGATTGCCGTCGGACGAGCGCAGAAGTACTTCCCGTGCCGGAACATCGCCACGGAGCCTAACGAAGAGTTCCGCCTCGACCCAGAGGACTACGCTACGGCGGAAGACATGGGCGATGTGATCGGTATTGTCCATTCACACCCGGACGCCACCAGCAGGCCGTCACCGCATGACCTGGCAATGTGCGAGGCCACGGCGTTGCCCTGGCACATTCTGTCCTGGCCCGAGGGCGACATGCGCACGATCACGCCAACGGGCAGTACTCCTTTGCTCAAGCGCCCGTTCGTACATGGGGCCTGGGACTGCTGGCAGGTGTGCGCTGATTGGTATGCCCGCGAGTGGGGCCTTGAGTTCGAAGCATTCCAGCGCACCGAAGGCTGGTGGGAGAGTGCGGAGAACGCGAGCCTATACGAGGCGAACTACGAGGCTGCAGGTTTCGTGCGTGTCGACCGGCCGCAGCGTGGCGACATGATCGTCATGCACGTCGGGCGGACAGTTCACCCGAACCATGCCGGGATCTACCTGGGCACTGATCCGGCGCTACCTGGTGAAGAGGCGGGCACTTTCGGCCCAGGACCGTTCCTCCTGCACCACCTGTACGGCAGGCCGTCCGAGATAATCGTCTACGGCGGCCCTTGGAATGACCGGACACGCCTGATCCTCAGGCACAAAGGTTCTCAGAGCCATTAAGATTCCATATAGGAATAGTGAGATCGAGTTTTTCAGCTTTAGAGTGTCGCAACGTCTTTGTTTTACTAAGCTTCGCGTAGCAAAACTGTTTTCCCTCGGATGCCCTCAATTTACGCCAGGGCATGCCGATAGAATTGCTATGACCTAAGAGGCGATTTCCTATGTTCAACGCTAAGCTTAAAAAGCAGCTTCAATCACAAGAAAACGAACTGCTTGAGCTACGCCAGCTACGCGATGGCCTGAACCGTGAAATGTTGACGTTGAGTATTGACTCGACATTTAAAATTACGGAATGCAACGAAAACTTTGGAGCGGCGCTGGGGTACGCCCCGGGTCGACTTCTAGGTCGTGCCATGGCAGAGATTGTTCCACAGTACGTTTCCCAGTTGCCATGCTTTCATAACTTCCGAGCAGCAGTTGCTGCAGGCAAGTCTATAACCGATGATTACAGATACCTTCATGCTGATGGTTCGTTGGTGTGGATTCATGCACATTGGCAGCCGATCATGGATGCGGGCGGCCAATTGAGTCATGTCACTTGCTATGCGACAAATATTACATCACGAGTTGAAAAAGCTTCAGAAAATGCATCATTCATTGAGGGGTTATTACGCTCTACGGCGGTAATCGAGTTCGATCTCTCTGGGCATGTACTAAAGGCAAACGATCAATTTTTAAAAGCCATGGGCTATAACCTGGAACAAGCAAAAGGGAGCCACCACCGTATTTTCTGTAATCCAGAGCAAGTTTCGTCTCAGGAATACAAGGATTTCTGGTCAACTCTGAACAGGGGTGAGTTCGTTGCTGGCCGATTCGAACGTATAGACAGCCGCGGCCAAACAGTATGGCTGGAGGCAACCTATAACCCGGTTTACGACACCGAAGGGAAACTTTGCAAAGTGGTAAAGTTCGCGACGGTAGTATCCGATCAGGTGGCCCGTGAGCAAGAAGTCAGCGGTGCGGCTCAAACAGCATTTGAAATATCTCAGCAAACTGATGTCAGCGCACAGCGAGGAGCTGTCGTAGTCAACGATACTATGCATACAATGCGTAAAATTGCCCTTGACATGCAGGCGGCCTCCGGGGGAGTAGAAGCGCTGGGCAAGCAGTCACTGTTGATCAGCTCCATTATTCAGACGATCAGTAGTATTGCCCAGCAAACCAACCTTTTGGCTTTAAACGCAGCTATTGAAGCTGCTCGCGCAGGCGAGCAAGGTCGAGGCTTTGCCGTTGTGGCTGATGAGGTTCGCCAGTTGGCTGGGCGAACCAGCACGGCGACTGAAGAAATCGCGTCGGTTGTGTTGCAGAATCAGAAACTGGTAGATGAAACCGTCGCGGAGATGGCAAATAGCAAATCCCAAGCCGAGCAAGGCCTTGACCTTGCCACTCAGGCAGGCCAAGTCATTGTTGAAATTCAAGATGGAGCCAAGCGTGTGGTTGAGGCCGTGGGTAGGTTCGCTACGCAGGTGGCTTAGCAATTGAGTGGGCTCTATAAAACTTCCAGCCTGGGTTTGACGTTCGTCTCATTGGGAAATCATCGCAAGGAAACATTGGCAATGTCTCAATACTTACAATTGGCGAAGCCAGATGCAAATATCACATCGTATAAATGCCGGTTAACCTCTTGCGAATCCCAAGATCCACACATGTGTGAGGTTTTCGTGTTGCTCACTTGTAGGTGATAAAGTCTCGCCATATCTCAGCGAGGGAACGACATGAAATTATTTATTGGGGCGTTGGCTTTGGTTGCGCTGGCGGGGTGCTCGACTCCATCAGACTTGATGGCGGGAAAACCTGTCACGACGCAATTTACGACGAAGGATCCGCGTGAGGTCGCAGTATGCGTGTATCCAGCTTGGCAGGATTACCGTTCCAATGCTGTGATGAGCGAAACCACAACTGGTTATCGCATCGTTGCTGGATCTGATGCCGGACAGACGGACGACGTTTTGGATATCGAGCGCGTAGGCCAGGGAAAGGGAAGCATCGTGAAGCATTACCAGCGAGCTGCATGGTCGCAAATTGGACGCGGTGGACTTCTGCCAGCCCTAAATAGATGTCTTTGAGTTAAACCGTAAAGGCCGCCTTCGGGCGGTTTTTTTATGCCTGGAGAAAGCCATGTCAGCATTAGCAATCAACTATCAACCAATGACGACGATTCTGCTTTACGGCCAGCTACGCCAGTTCGGCAGATCATTCCGATTAGCTGTGAGATCACCAGCTGAAGCGATCAAGGCGCTATGTGTGCAAATATCAGGGTTTGAAAGGTTTATTTCAAACGCCAAATCGCGAGGGATAGAGTTTGCTGTTTTTCGGGGTAAGAAGGCTCTTGGCGAGAAGGAGGTAGCGTTTTCAGGCGCTGGTGACATTCGAATCGCACCAATTATTACCGGTAGCAAACGAGCCGGTCTCATCCAGACAATCATCGGTGCGGTACTGATAGCTGTGTCTTTCATCCCTGGATTTCAGGTACTTGCTGCACCAGGCATTGCGCTTGCGGCCGGTGGGGTAATCCAAATGCTTAGTCCGCAAGCCACGGGCCTCAAGACTAGCGCCGCGCCAGAAAATACGCCTGGCTACGCCTTCGGCAGCGCCAAGAACACCACCGCATCCGGTAGCCCGGTCCCGCTTTGTGCAGGCCGCCGGCGATGGGGTGGTGCGATCATAAGTGCCGCCATTTACGCCGAAGACCAGATGTAGCCAACACCTGAAGCACCGCAGCCGCCCATGAGGCGGTTTTTTATTGCCTGGAGAAAAGCATGGGCGCAGCACGCAAGATTGATATCCACGGCGCCAAGGGCGGCGAAGAGAAACCAAAAACGCCAACGGAAGCCCCGGACAGCCTGCGCTCCGTTGCCATCGCCAAAATGTTGATCGCCATAGGGGAGGGCGAGTTCGAGGGTACGCCAACTGCCAAGGACATCTTTCTCGACAACACACCTCTGCAAGACCCGCAGGGGAACATGAACTTCCCGAACGTGAAGTGGGAGTGGCGCACTGGTGCGGTGGACCAGTCCTATATCCAGGGCATCCCATCGGTCGAGAACGAAACAACCATCAGCACCGAGCTGCGCAGCGGCACGCCGTGGGTTCGAGCGATCACCAATACCCAGCTCTCAGCTGTACGTGTGCGCTTTGCCTGGCCTGCGCTCCAATCGGTGGATTCCGGCGGCAACATCAACGGTTACACGATCGGGTATAAGGTCGAGCTGGCAACGGATGGGGGCACGTATCAGGAGGTTTTGAACGAGGCCGTGTCCGGCAAAACCACCAGCTTGTACGAGCGGACCCGCCGTATCAATCTGCCGCGCGCGACAACTGGGTGGCTGCTGCGCATCACTCGACTGACGGCCAACCAGAACAACAACAAAATCTCCGACACCATGCAGATTGCCGGCTTCACCGAGGTGATTGACGCCAAGATCCGGTACCCGAACACCGCGCTGCTTTACATCGAGTTTTCTGCCGTGCAGTTCCGCAGCATCCCTGCGGTAACGATCGAATGTGATGGGCGGAAATGGCAGGTGCCGAGCAACTACGACACCAGGTCGCGAACCTATACGGGCGTCTGGGACGGAACATTCAAAGAGGCCTGGACCGACAACCCTGTTTGGCACACTTACGGCATCACCACGAACGACCGTTTCGGCCTTGGCCGCCGTATCAAACCCTGGATGGTCGACAAGTGGGAGCTGTATCGGATCTCGCAGTATTGCGACCAGTTGGTACCGGACGGTAAGGGCGGCATGGAACCGCGCTTCATTTGCAACCTGAACCTGCAGAGCAAGGCTGACGCCTGGTCGCTGCTGCGCGATATCTCGGCGATTTACCGGGGCATGACCTACTGGGCCCAAGGCCAGGTCTTTACGTTGGCGGATATGCCACGGGCTACTGACTTCGACTTCGCCTATACCCGGGCGAACGTCATTGACGGCAAGTTCACCTACTCGAGCGCATCGGAGCGCACGCGCTACACCAGGGCACTGATCAGCTACGACAACCCGCTCAACAACTACGATACCGACGTCACCGCTGTGACCGATGCCAAGTTGCAGCGGCGCTACGGCGATAACCCGCTGGAGATCAGCGCGATTGGTTGCACCCGCGAGTCGGAGGCGCAGCGCCGCGGTAAGTGGGCGTTGCTCACCAACTCCAAGGACCGGGCCGTTACCTTCAAGGTCGGCCTCGATGGGCGTATCCCGCTGCCTGGCTACGTGATCCCGATCGCTGACGAACTGCTGGCCGGCAGGCCTATCGGTGGGCGTATCTCGGCGGTGAGCGGCAAGGTCATCACACTGGATCGCAACACCCAGGCCAAGCCCGGCGACAGGCTGATCCTCAACCTGCCAGACGGCAAGTGCGAAGGGCGCACCGTACAATTGGTCAGCGGCCGACAGGTCACCGTTACCGTTGCCTACTCCGTTGCGCCCGAACCCGAACTGGTGTGGGCGCTGGATGCCGACGATCTGGCAATCCCGTTGTACAGGGTGGTAAGCGTGGCCCGGCCGGAGCCAGGCGTGTTCGAGATCTCGGCCGTGCAGTATGACCCGAGCAAATTCGCGCACATCGACACCGGCGCGCGCCTGGAAGAGCGCCCAATCAGCGTTGTGCCGATCACCGTCGTTCCGGCGCCGGCGAGCGTCACGCTGACGTCGAGCTACGCGGTGAACCAGGGCATCGCCATCAGCACCATGAACATATCCTGGCCCGCCGTGACCGGAGCGGTCGCGTATGACGTGGAATGGCGCAAGGACAGCGGCAACTGGATCAAGGTACAGCGCACAGGCGCGACAAGCGTGGATGTCACCGGTATTTACTCGGGGGCCTACCTGGCCCGCGTGCGTTCGGTGAGCGCATTCGAGATCTCGTCGATCTGGAAAAGCTCGAACCTGACCAATCTGGAGGGGAAGGTTGGCTTGCCGCCGGCGGTTTCGTTCCTGACCACCACCAGCGAACTGTTCGGCATCGGCATCAAGTGGGGCTTCCCTGCTGGCGCCGAGGATACCCAGCGCACCGAGCTGTGGTATGGCCCCGCGAACGACCTGGGAGCGGCGACCAAGCTGGCCGACCTGGCTTACCCGCAGGCCGATTACCGGATGCAGTCGCTTCTGGCGGGCGCAACCTTGTTCTTCTGGGCGCGCCTGGTGGACCGGACCGGCAACGTCGGGCCGTTCTATCCGGTGGTAGGCGGGGTGATGGGCCAGGCCAGCTCGGACGCCGGGCCGATCCTTGGCATGCTTGCCGGTAAGATCAGTAAAACCGAGCTCGGCCAAGACCTCCTCAGTGAGCTGGATGGGCTGCAGGACCAGATCGACGACTTGGATGCACTCGGCGGCTACGTGCCTACCCAGGTTTACCTGAAAGGCCAGATGGTGGTGGAGGCGGACCGCATCTACCAAGCCAAAGTGAATGTCCCGGTCAACAACCCACCGCCGAACACCACTTACTGGCTGGACGTTGGTCAATCGGTCGAGACGGCCAATGGACTGGCGCAGCAGGTGGCGACTAACACCGCGGACATCACAGAGCTCGATGGCGTTGTTACGGCCCAGGCCAGCACTACCAATGCGCTGCGTGCGTCCGCACGCGATGACAGCGGCAGCGGGGCAAAGGCTGATGCTCTTAAGGGGTGGGCCAGCACCGCTGCGATCGTCGAAGAGAGCAAAGTCCGAGCTACCGCCATTGAAGCGGAAGCCACCAAGACCACACAGTTGCAGGCAACGGTTGGTCAGAACACCTCGGCAATTCAAGAGACCTCTTCGGCTCTGGCCAACACCAACGGGCAACTGCAGACGCTTTGGTCGGTGAAAATGGAAACCACGGCTGGCGGCCAGAAGTACGCCGCATCGTTCGGCCTGGGCCTGCAGGTTGACCCGTCCGGTGTTTCTTCGCAGTTCGTCGTAAGGGCTGACACGTTCATGCTGCTGAACTTGGCAAACGGTACGCCTGTGTCGCCGTTCTCTGTTACTGGCGGGCAGACATTTATCAAGTCGGCCTTCTTGGAGGACGGCTCAATCACCAACGCCAAGATCGGCAACTACATCCAGTCGAACAACTACGTGGCAGGCATTAGCGGCTGGAAGCTCTTCTTCGATGGGACCTTTGAAATCAATAGCGCTTTGGGTGCTGGGCAGGCACGGCAGGTAATCAACAACGCCGGCGGCAAGGTATTCGACGAAAACGGCTATAAGCGTTACCAGTGGGGGGATTTGTCCGCATGAGCTATGGAGCGAGAGTTTGGGGGCCGACCGGCCTCCTGGAACTTGATGAGAACTCGTTTAGTGTCAGGGTTATTTACTCGGCATTGGTAAGGCCCGCAGGGACCAGCTACATCGACATAGCGGTGCCTGATTGTAATCCAAGCACGTGTAATGCTGTATCGATCCCAGTGTCACCATATCCCGCCGACCCAAGCGCCCAGGATCTCTATGCAATACAACAAGAGCCGGAGGTTTTAAACGGTGCTGTTCGGGTCTGGTTTATAAATCGGATGATTCAAGGCAGCGCTTCCCCAGCACCTGCACTTGCCACGCAGCGAGTGATGGTGATGAGGTATAAGTAATGGCTTACGGGATGCAATTCACAAATAACAATGACACTGTCGTTTTGGACTCTGAGTTTTCCCGGCTTGTAGTAATACATAAAGGTGACTATTCCGGGGCAGTTAATTTTCCGACTCCAATTACGACCCAGGAACCACCGTTAGTCTTCATAAGGCCGAATAGCTCTTTCACACTTAGCTATGCCAGGATTAACGGTAACGCCGGTAACTGGACGGGTTTCTCATTCTCTGGCGGAGGTGCAGGGAAGTATTTTGCTGCCGCCTTCCAATCAACGCCAACGGCTAAATATGGCTTTCGGCTATGGGATGGCGCCGGGAAACTTCTATTTGATAGCGGTACGCCCTGTGCCCAATTCACCAGAATAATTTCAGCATGGACTTTTATAGGCTCAAACCAAACTGGGCAGGGAACCACACAGATCAACTTTACGGCTCCGTCCCCTCTGAATTCCGGTGACTACATGATGATTAATAACATAGGCATGGATGTCAGTGCAGCGAGCACCAGATCTGCAAAGCTTTACTGTACATGGGATTACGCCAATAACAGAATCGTCATGTTTACTGTTGGAGTTACGAACTACAGGTACTTTTTTGTGCCTGTTGTTTTTGCAAAGCCAATAATTTAGCAGCTATGCCCCCAGTAAATGTCGTCAGCCAAATTGGAGAAAACTATGGTTTGGCAAAGAGCAGGAACAGTTGCCGTACAGAACGGCAGCAACACAGTCATTGGCACGAACGTGGATTTCGCTGCGAGCAGCAGGATTGGGGATTCGTTCATTGGTCCTGACGGAGTGAACTATGAGTTGGCCAACGTCGCCAGCTCCACGGTGATCTCCATCCTGCCAGCATATAAAGGTGCCACAGCAAGCGGCGCTGCCTACGCCATTATGCCTGTGCAGGGATACGACAAAATGTTGTCGGATGCCTTCAACAACCTCAACAACCAATTTGGTCCTAAGCTCGCTGCGCTTGGAACAACCGGGAATTACGACATTCTGCCAGTGCTTAAGGGCGGCACTGGCAACACAGTCAGTTTGAAGACTGGTGCTTACGCGGACCTGGTGGGCTCTGCAAGCTCAGGTGCAATATTTGAAACTGGAACTAACGCGAACGGTAGCTACGTTCGTTTTGCGGACGGAACGCAAATATGTTTTGGCGTCGTAGCCAGATCCTGTGCCGCGACCAATGCATTAGGATCACTGTTTTATGGGTATGCAAACAGCATCACTTTCCCTGCTGGGTTTGTTGGAGTGCCAGCGTTCAGCTGTCAGTCTTTTAGCGCTGGAGTTATTACATGGGATGGCAGTGGCGGATCTACGGCATCTATCGGAGTTCCACTAATAATATCCACCGCGTCCGTTGCTGCCCGAACTTACACCTGTAACTATATAGCCTTGGGTAAATGGAAATGATCATTAAGCTAGTTTCTACCCGATCAGATGAGACTCTTGAAATAATTAAAGCAGGCGATGCACTGACGATCAATGGGCTTTTCCTCGACTTTGGCCCCTTGCCAGATGGAGCAACGCTTCCAGCTCAAGCTATAGCGTGCGAATGGATAAACGATCCCGTTGAACGAGTGGATGGTCGTTTGGTGGTCACTATCACGATGCCTGTAGGCCCCGACGCGGGGAGGAACTCTTGGTATCCAGTTGATATTGTCAACCCTCCGGATGGCCGAGTAGTACTGCCTACTGACTTTGATCCAAAACCTGATAAGGAGATTGTCGAGTGATTGACTTCACCCAGGCGGTTACTGCCGAAAAGAAACGAACGGACGAATACCTTGCAGCACTGGAAAACGCCCGTGCACAGCGGCGCGCCGCGTATCAGATCGAGTCGGACGGACTCCGTCTCGAAATCGCGTACGACGCGCTGCTCAAAGGAAATCAGCCCGACTTTGGCCCGTGGGTAGAGTCAGTAACCGCAATCAAAGAGCGATTCCCGCTGCCCGTCTCCCCGTAGTAAAGCGCAATAAGCAAAGCCGAATCCCGCCATGAGCGGGTATTTTTTTGCCTGGAGAAAGCCATGCCGATCACCGAGCAGCAGTTGCTGCAGATCCTCCCGAACGCCGGCCACCAAGCAGGCGTTTTTGTTCCTGCCCTGAACACGGCCATGAACCGCTACGGCATCGTGGGCACCGCGCGCGCCGCTGCATTCATAGCCCAGGTTGGGCACGAATCCGGCCAACTGCGCTACGTGCGCGAGATTTGGGGGCCCACTGCGCAGCAACTCACTTACGAAGGCCGTGCCGATCTGGGAAACAACGTCAAGGGTGACGGCTCGAAGTACCGTGGGCGCGGACTGATCCAGATCACCGGGCGGGCGAATTACGCTGCCTGCGGCGAGGCACTGGGCCTGGACCTCATCAGCAACCCGGAATTGCTCGAGCTGCCCCGGCACGCGGCGATGTCTGCGGCCTGGTTCTGGTCCACCAAGGGGCTGAACACGCTGGCGGATCAGGGGGAGTTCACGAAGATCACCCGCCGCATTAATGGTGGTCTCAACGGCCTGGAAGATCGCTTGCAGTTGTGGGAGCGCGCGAAAAAGGTGCTGGCATGACGCCGGTACAGAAGCTGGCCGGTTTGGTGGTGCTGATCCTGGTGCTGATGGCGACCGCCGCCGGCGTCACCTGGCAGGTGCAGGACTGGCGGATGGGCGAGAAGCTTTCCGAGCAGGCCGGCCTGCACAAGGACGACCTGGCGGCGATCAGCAATGCCGCCGCCGCCCAGTCCAGAACTGAG